AACATACTATGGCCTGTGATTTATCATTAGGAAGACTAGAGCCTTGCAAAGATAGCGTTGGTGGATTAAAAGCAATCTACTTAGTTAACTTCGGTGACATAGGAGAAATCAGATACGATGTGACGAACACCGATGTTATTGATGCTGTTGCAGGTACACCTTCCGCGTACAAATATGAGATTAAGGGAGCTTCTTCCTTCACTCAAAACATTCAGTCTGACAGACTAACCGGAACAACCGCTTTCGAACAAGTTCTTGAGGTTACACTTAAGAAACTTAGTGTTGCTGACCACAAAGAATTGAAATTGCTTTCTTACGGAAGACCTCACGTTATCGTAGAGGACTACAACGGAAACTTCTTCTTGTCAGGTCTTGAACACGGAATGGAAGTGACTGGTGGTACTATCGTTACTGGTGCTGCTATGAACGAACTTAGTGGATACACCCTTACCCTTACAGGTATGGAGAGAGTACCTGCTAACTTCTTAGGTGACGCTCCTGCTGCGGTAGGCTTCACAGTAGTATAATCTACAAACATATCTGATAGCAAAGAGGGACTCAATAGAGTCCCTTTTTCTATTTAAAACAAAAAGAAGCACTTTCAGTTATCATTCTATGATAAGACTTTTACCCACTACCTCAACCCAAGTCGTTAGTATCGTCCCTAGGGACTTCACTAACCTAACCGATATTGACGTAGTCATAACTCAAGACGGAACAGGTACTACTCAAACGCTGACAGGTATATCAGCGTCACTAAGTAGCAACGGAAACTTTGTGCAGGTGTCTATAGCATCTTCTATTCTTGTCGAGGAAAACGCTTACTACCTAGAGTTCACAAAGGGTGGCAACATTTGGTTTAGAGATAAGGCATATGTGACTACTCAAGTAGATAAAGATATCGTTCACACTATAAATGAAGGAGCATATGACTTCTTTGAAGGTGACAGCGACAATAAATACATAGTATTGGAATAGTATGAGAAACAACGCAAAAAATAGACAAATTAACTTGGTTAAGCAGCCTGCTAAGATGGGTGCTACAAGGATCGTAAATCTATCTAGCTTTCAGACTCCATCGGTTAAAGAGGTGTACAATAAAGACTACGTTCTTTACGATGACGGAGATGGTGGAGACTACTTTGAGAACCTGATTGACGCTTATATGGGAAGTCCAACGAACGCTCGTTGTATCAATGGTATTTCCGATATGATATACGGACGTGGCCTTGAGGCCACAGACAGCGATATGAAGCCTGAGATGTACGCTAAGATGAAGATGCTTCTTAAGCCAAGAGAAGTTAAGCGAGTGACTGCTGACTTTAAAATGCTTGGTCAAGCTGCGCTTCAGGTGGTATACAACAAGCAAAAGACTTCTATCGTAAAGGTATTGCATTGGCCAATGGAGACATTGCGCGCAGAGAAAGCTAAGGATGGTAAGATTATGGCTTACTACTACCACCCAAAGTGGTCTGACCTTAAGCCTTCTGATAAGCCTATGCGTATTCCTACCTTTGGCAACGGATCTAAAGGTGAGTATATTGAGTTATATGTATTCAAGCCATACAGAGCAGGTTTCTACTACTACGCTCCTGTAGACTACAACGCTTGCTTGCAGTACTGCAACCTTGAGCAAGAGGTATCTAACTACCACATCAACAATATAAAAAATGGCCTTCAGCCATCACTCTTGATTAATTTTAACAACGGAGTTCCGGACGAAGAGACTCAGCAGTTAATTGAGAACAAGATATACGACAAGTTTAGCGGTACTTCACAGGCCGGTAAATTTATATTGACCTTCAACGAGTCTGCTGAGACTAAAGCAGACCTTGAGCCAATACATTTGCCTGACGCACACGCTCAGTATCAGTTCTTGGCAGATGAGTCTAGAGAGAAGATTATGTTGGGCCACGGAATCGTGTCTCCAATCCTTTTAGGTATAAAAGACAACACAGGATTCGGTAACAACGCTGAAGAGTTGCGTACAGCGTCTATATTGATGGATAACATCGTTATCAGACCATTTCAGCAGTCAATCATAGATGGTCTTACTGAGATACTAAACTTCAATAAGATATTCTTAAACCTATACTTCGTTACTCTACAGCCAATCGAGTTTACAGAACTAGAGAACATCTCTACTAAGGTTAAAAGAGAGGAAGAGACAGGTGAGAAACTATCTTCTCAGAAAGAGGAGATGTGTTCTACCGAAGACTTCTCTGACGACCAAGGAGACGACCTATACGCTCAATTAGAGGAGCTAGGAGAAGTGATTAGCGACGAGTGGGAGATTGTACACAGAGAGCTAGTTACAGACGAGAACGAAGAATTCGATTTAACGAGTTTAGCGGTCACTAAAGACGACGCTGACCCTCAGGCACGTTCTTCACAAGATAATGCAGGATACAAGGTTAGATACGCTTATTCGCCTGTAAGAAACAGCGAGAAGAGTAGAAGATTCTGCAAGCAAATGGAATCTTTGACTAAGAAGAGTGTTGTCTTCAGAAAAGAGGACATCTCAATGATGTCCTTCAGAGGAGTAAACGCTGAACTTGGTCACAAGAAGCAAAATTATAGCCTATTTAAGTTCAAAGGAGGCAAGAACTGCCACCACCTTTGGGAAAGAATAGTATACAAGAAAGTTGTAGGAAAGAACACAATTGTAGATGCATCTGAAGCTAAGAAAGATGGCTATGTTGATCCGGTTAACCCTGCTGAGGTAGGTATAAGACCTGTAGATATGCCAAATAGAGGTGCATACCCTAAAAGCAAATAACTGATATGAAAGTACTATTCATTACCTTAAGCGAGCTAAAAAAGAAGTCTATCATCAGCGGAAACCTTGATGCAGATAAGTTGGTTCAATTTATTGAGGTGGCTCAAGATATCCACATCCAAAACTACTTAGGAACTAAGCTATATAATAGAATGCAGGACTTAGTCTTGTCAGGAGATATAGATTTGGTTGCATACGCTGACTACAAGGATTTGCTTACATCCTACGTTAAGCCTATGTTGGTTTGGTACGCACAAAGTAGCTACCTTCCATTTGCTATGTATCAAATCAGCAATGGTGGTGTATACAAGCACAGAAGCGAAAACTCTGATACTGTTTCTTCTGAGGAGATGAAGGATATGCTTAACAGAATGAATCAAACTGCCGACTTCTATACTAGGAGGTTTCAGGACTATATGGGATACAACAGCCATAAGTTCCCTGAATACAACCAAACCGGAAATGGCGATATGAATCCTGATCAAAACTACAACTTCAGTTCCTGGGTACTATGATACAGAAGGCTAAGAATATGTATAAGCCTAAAGAAGAGAACGTGAAGAAGCTCGAGGCTTTTTTGAACAAGATTGCACAGAATAAAGAAATCAAAAAACAACTAGACTCTAAGTAATGGGAATTACACTTACATCTAAGTCAATAGCATCAACATACGACGGATTGTTAAAGCTAAGTGACAATGACCCTCTATCGGGTGCATTCAAGGTAGTCACAGATGGATTCGGTAACGAATCCGGTATTCAACTAAACAATTCAGGCGATGTAAATATCGCAGGAATCTTAAATGTAGGCACAAGAGTAAACACACCAATACTTCAGCTAACAGGAGGCACAGGTAATCAAGGTACGTTCAGTTGGAATAGCGACGAGTGGACTGTTGACTTGATTCAGAACGGCACTACGCTACAGCTAGGTCAAGAGGTTCAGATTCACGTTAAGAACCAAAGTGGCGCGACCATTCCTGATGGCGCGCCTGTATATGCTACAGGTACTCTAGGTGCTAGTGGCAGAATAACTGTCGCTCCAATGATTGCTGATGGTTCTATAGATGCTAAATACTTCTTGGGTATCGCTACAGAGACTATCGCTAATGGTGCTGATGGTAAGGTAACTACATTTGGTAAGATTAGAGGTTTAAACACTTCTGCCTATGCTGAAGGGCAAACTCTATGGGTTAGTGCTACTTCTGCCGGTAACTTCCAAACTACAAGACCACTTGCACCTAACTTAGATCTTGAGGTGGCTATTGTGATAAATAGCCACGCTAACAACGGAACTATATTCGTTAGGGCTAATAACGGACACTACTTAGGTACTGCCCACGATGTAAACATTTCAAGCGTTGCAGAAAACGACTTGTTGGTTTACAAGACCAACAGATGGGTAAATACTAAAAGCATTGGTGACTTATCTGCTGCAAACGTAACATTAAGCGGTTATTTACGAGGCCCAGAGGTCTTTGTAATTGACCCAGCAGCTTTTGGAAACAATACTGGGCTTGTACAGATTTTAGGTGACTTGCGTGTAGATGGAACAACCACCACGATTAATTCAACTACGATAAGCGTAAGTGATAAGAACATAACGCTTGCTAAAGATGCAGTAACTGCTGGTGATGCAAATGGGGCTGGTATTACCATTGCTGGTGCAAACGCAACGCTGACTTATGAATCTGTTGCAGATAGATTCGTTTTTAACAAAAACATAGAGGTTGAAAATTCAAACCCAACACTTTCGCTTTATTATAGCGGTGCGGTAAACAATCAAAATTCTGGTAGGATTCATTTTGTTGAAAGTCCTACTTCATTAACGCATTTTGAAATTCAATACAATGGTGCAACCAATACTTTAAACTTCAATTCGCCAGTTGATGGAACTACTGGTTTTTTTACAATAAACAGAAGCGGAAATGTCACTGCAAACGGGACCATTACTGCCTCAACTTTTGTTGGTGATTTAACTGGAAACTCAGATACAGCAGACGCATTGGCTACTGCTGTAAACATAGCCATTGATGGTAGCGTAACGGGTAACGCTGATTTTGATGGTAGCGGTAACATTACAATTACTACTACAACCAACCATAACCACGATGACATATACTACACCGAAACAGAAAGTGATAACCGCTTTGTAAATGTTTCTGGTGATACAATGACTGGGGCTTTAACAATAGACGATAAGCTAACCATTACTGGCACAAGCAGTAATCTTCTTATTGACGAGGAATCAGATGGCACTTGGCATCTATATGATGATTTTCAGTCAAATGGTATTGTGTTGCATAACGGTAGTGGAGGTATGGAATTTCAGTACAATGGTGTAACTGAATTGACTATTGACGGAGGCGGTGTTTCATTTACTGGAACTATTAATTTAGATGCTGCTGACTTAAACATTGGGTCTGCTGACATTATATTTGGTACTACTGCTGGAGGTGCTACAAGAGGACTTATATGGGATGTTAGCGGAAGCGGATTCTTATCCAAGTTAATTGGCGGTGGTGCAGATGGTGGCAAGGTTACCTTGTTTGCCAATATGGACGATGCTATTACTACTGGCAACATATTTGAAATAAAAGATGGTAGCACTGCGTCTTTGTTTTTAGGCCTTTCACACGCTGGTATATTGACTGCTGGAGGTGGAACTTCTACGCAATGGAATACAGCGTATAATTATAGCCAAGTTGGGCATTTGCCATTGGCAGGAGGGACAGTTACTGGCAATTTAAATGTTGT